ATAGATGATGTATTACAACAACCAATAGCCAAAGGCGAAGCTGGTGATTATAAATTCCAATTATTAGATTTAATGGAACGAGATAATTGGTTTGAAATTCGTAAATTGTTATGTGGAACAGTTGCAGCGGAAGAGTGGGAAGATGTCTACCGTTTTGTATATGAAAATTTAGAAAAGGCAGGAAAGTATGCAAATAAAGAAAAATGGGAAGCTGGGATTGTTATCATTGCTGACCACCTATATAAACATTCAGCAGTTGCTGATCCAGAAATAAATGCAGCAGCAATGTTTATAAGATTAGCAAGCGTATAGGAGAATAATAAAAATGAATAATAAAAATAAAATTAATGAATTGAGTGAAAAAAAATGGCGGGAAGAATATCTAACTAATTGGATGGCTGAACGTGAAGATGATGATAATGATTACTCAGTTGAGGGAGGCCAGCTTGCTGGTGAAATGAAACCATGGTGTGCACCAGATGGTCTAGATGGTGGTCATTTCCCCACCAACTTACTTGCTGATGGTGGTTCAGGTACCCCAACACCAGGACCAGAACCAAGAGTCGTAACTGATTATAACTTGACTTCAATAAGTTTGGTTGCTAATCCATTAGACACTAGCACTATGTTAGGCAACACTCTGACTACTGCTGCATCGCCTGAAACATATACATCTAACAATATAGTGTTTACAGGCAACAACAGTAATCATCTGCTAACGATTGATTTTGAAACTGGGAATGTTGCATTTGGCGAAACTTATGATTTTGATGAAGTATCAGAAATATTCTGGACTTCTATGGGAAAAGATAGTCCTGATAAATTGAAGAAAGAGATTGCAGAATTAAAAGAGCAATTAGCATCACTAGGTGCGAAAACGACAGCTCCTGTAGATAAAGTGTGGGAAAGAAAAGATCAAATAGTGGGTAGAGGTTCTCGTGTAACAACATTACCTGGTGGTCCAATTGATGATGAACACAATACACTTGATATTGAATATTTCAGACGCAAACTTACGAACGCGATGTCACTTGGTGACATCTCTGCTAAAGAAGTAAAAAAGCAACTTGCATTATTGGAAGATAGTGAATGGGTAGCAAGATGTAACCGTCCTAAAATGACTCCAGAAGAAGCATATAATCACGCAATGAAGGTATTAGATTAATGATAACATCATTAGACGACTTCAAAACATATATTAAAAAATTTGGATTTGAAGCATTAATTACAAGCACGGATATACGATTTGAATGTCAACACACAACCGAGCAAACGGTTGACGGTCGTTCTATTCATATCCCTACAAACGAAGTTCCTCTTGTGACATTAGAGATTAAACTTATATCTGACTCTTCATATGTGAGTAATAAATCTGTAGAAGAGCGATTCAAACATGCAATGAGTATAATGGAGAATAAAAGTGGCTAGAAAAAAGAAACCAGAAAATGAAACACCAGAGCAAGCAAACATCCGACAGATTTTAGAGTCTGTTGCGAACAACGCATCAAGAAGTGAAAAGACTTCTTGGAATCGTAAGATGGATAATATGGTAAAGCTGATTGCTTTAATCCGTCCTATTGAAGAACAGATTCTTGAATTGATGGCTCAAAAGATACCTATTACAGATGATGTTACTATTCTTCGTAATGATATGGTACGTGAATGTGTTCATCCTATTGAACAACTTGCATACAAAGAAACTCATATTGAATGTAAATTCTGTAACAAACGTATTGCAATCTCAGGAGTAACAGGTGCCACCAGCAGCGCATAAATTAGATATCTTTCGTGTATTAAATCACACGAGTAGAAAAGATCCTAAATTCTTCAAAGAGCTTACCGAAGAAGAACAGAAGGCTTATCAACCTCTTATAGCAATGAGGTGGTTGACAGGTACTACTGACGCTCGTCAAATATATTTTATTAATGAACTTGTTAATCCGTTTGTGTTCACTCTAACAAAGCATAAAGAATTATTATACTTTTTAATGACAACATGTACTTCAGGAAAACAACAACGTTATTATTGGAATAAGGCTCTGTCAAAGAAGAGCACAAAGACACCAACGGTAGTTTCTGTAATTAAAGATTACTTTAACTATAGTACATTGCACGCGATAGAAGCATTACCGTTATTATCAACTGATGATATTTTAGACTATGCTACTCAGTTGGGAAGACAGAAAGAAGACATAGCGAAAATTAAAAAAGAACTGAAAAACAGATGAATAAAGACCATTACGATTGCAAATTTTGTGGCGCCAAATTCGTAACTGAAATTCGGTACGTTAATCATAAATGCAAACAAATGAAGCGTGATGAAGAGTTTCGGTTACCTATTGGACAAGCAGCTTGGGGCTTCTACGAGAAGTGGATGAAAGCATATCGTCGGATGGTTCCAGGTCCTGATTCATTCCTTAAATCAAAATACTACCAATCGTTCATTCGGTTTGCGACTCATGTCAAAAAATTGAATCTTCCTGATCCAGATGCATTCATTACATTAATGAAAGAAAAAGACATATCGCCTACGATATGGACGAATGATCAAGTATATGCAATATATCTGGAATTTCTGGATAGACGTGCTACTCCTCTTAGTCAAGCAAGGATAACAATTAATACATTATTCAATATTGCTGATGCTGCGGAATGTGAAGTCAGCGAAATATTTGATATCATCCAGCCAAATGAATTAATCGTATTATTGCGTGAACGTAGATTATCACCCTGGTTGCTATTATTCAGTAAGAAATTTAAAACTTTGTTGATTCATAAAGCATCTGATGAACAAAGAATTATTATGGAATCTATCATTCGTCCACGTTATTGGACGGAAAAATTCAAAAAATGTCCAAATGATGTGGCTATGATGAGAAAGTATGCCGAAGAGTTGGATATATAACTCATTTTACCTGCTCTACCCTTATACAAAGTATAAATATATTAACAGATGGAAGTATGTTGGCAAGTCTAAAAAATTAAAGACACGCCCTCGTATAAATACCTCAAATTACGTATGTCTAATAATAAACTAAGGGGAATGGACTAATATGACAGCCATTTACATCATTGACCACACAGATCCAGCGAATGGCTCTTTTACGATCAATCCGAATAAACTAAACGGACCAGGTTCCGTATCACAAAATACCAACTTGAGTTTATATGGAGCTGGTTCTTTACGATATGGTGAAGGAATGAACGAAAATATTCTTCATCTTCTAGAAAACTTTGCAAGTCCAGAAGCAACATCTGGCAGCCCAGCAGTTGGGACAGGACTACCAGACTTAACATACTTTAATCCAGCAAAAGCCGTAAAAGGACAATTGTGGTTTAATTCATCTACAAACAAATTAATGATGTATGATGGATCAAATTGGATTTCTGCTGGTGGAACATCATATGGTACAACTGCACCTCCTACTCCATCCAACGGTGATTTATGGTATGATACGAATGCTCCAGCTCAACTTAAAATATATGATGGCACATGGACATCCGTAGCTGATCGTTATGTATTGAAATCTGGTGATGCAATGACTGATTTCTTAACATTACATGCACCTCCATCTGCAGATTTGCATGCTGCGACAAAGAAATATGTTGATGATAATATTGCCGCTGCAAATGAAATATGGGAATTAACTGATGTTGCAGATACTACAACATCAGCTGCATCAACTGGAGAAGTTCTTTATTTCAATGGAGCTACATGGGAAAATTACGACATCCAAGCTGATCTTGCATTAAAATTAAACCTTACTGGTGGTACATTATCAGGTCTGCTTACACTTTCAGGTGATCCATCAACCAGTTTACAAGCCGCAACAAAACAATATGTAGATGGTCATTCAAAAGTATTCACGTCTACCACCGATTCTTTCACGGGTACACCGAAGAATGGTGATGTGGGGATTAATACAACCGCACCAAGAATATTCATGTATGCTGCAACTGCATGGCGACAAGTATGGCCAGCACAATACGCTTAATACATTTTTAAGTGCCAACAATTAAAATAGCGTCTTCGGACGCTATTTTTTATTATTGAACAAGATTGACCTGTCATAAATACCTAAAAAGTTCATATTTGCGAGGAAACCATG